ATTCTAACGATTACGCCAAGGAAGTTACTGAACTGGAAGCGAACGAAAAAGAAACCAAATCTGATGAGGCTTGTAAGTTGTTTAACGAACTGGACGATGATGGCTTGGTCTACACTAATCATTACGATGAAGCCTTGTGCCAAAAGCAGAACGTCCAGTACCATTGGGACGATGAAATTAGCGTTAGCGATATTGAAACGGTAATCGAATACTTCAAAAATCTCAAGCAATTGATTGCACTGGAACGAAAGGTTAACAAGTTAGCGATATACGGGTAAATTATAAACACGGAAGGGGCGATTGCTCCTTCCACTAAACAAAACAAAATGAAAACAATACAAGATTTATTTCAATTAGTATCTGATGCAGTAGTCGAAGATAAACTAAAAAACTCCACAGAAGGAAGGTGGTTTATCGATTTCAGTGGACACGTAAACGGGCTATCAATTAGATATTACCGAACTGGATGGGATTCAGCTAGGAATATATCAGAAGAGCTAAAGAGTGTAGATTACTGCAATGTTTATCTAACTACAGACGGTGTGCAGGAGGCATATTGGTTTATCAATAATAGATTAAATAAGTAAATTATAAACACGGAAGGAGCGATTGCTCCTTTCACTAAAACAAATAGAAATTATGAGCGAATTTAAAATTGTAAGCAACGGGTTTAACCATGGATACTCGATGACGTTCGAGAACGGTTACACAATATCAGTCCAGTTTTCAGAAAAAAACTATTCAGATGGCAAGACAAATGCTGAAGTTGCGGCTTGGGATGCAGATGGCGAGTGGTATCAACTGGTGGATGGCAATGATGTAATCGGATGGCAAAGTACTGATGATGTAGCCAAGTGGATGGACAAGGTTTCAAAGCTAAAGTAAGTAACTGTCATTTACATTACATTTTAGGGGCAGGAACATAACTACATTGCAAACGAATTAAGAAACAATAACCTTTTAAACTTAGAACAAATGAATTTACGAACACTTAACACAGAATTACTAGAGAACGGTGGCTTCTCTTACAGTCTAACTTTCGGTAACGTATTCGGCTCAGATAACTATTCTGTAGCCTTCCACAAGGCAACTGAAAACGTATTCGATAAACTACCTACGGAAGCCGATTACGAAGAGTATGTGAACAAGTACATTACACTACTAGCAAGGGAAGATTTCATTCTCGGTGGATGGGAACACGAAGGTAAATTCTACTTAGATGTGGCTCAACTACTATCTAAGGACGAATACTCAAAAGGTAAGGCAATTAAGGTAGGTCAGGAACGTGAGCAGATTGCGATATTCGACCTTCAGATTGGCGAGGAGATTAAGTGCGTAGAAGATACAGACAAGTGCTACAAGTGCGGAAATACCGTAGCAGATGCATTTGAGTATTGCCCAAACTGTATGACACAACTTTAATATGAACAAGGGTAGGGCTTCGGCTCTACCCACTAAAAAAACAAATCAAAATAAACTAAAACAAATAGAAGTTATGAGCAAAACAATAGACGAAATAAGAGAATACTGTATCCAATTAGACTTGGAGAATGTCAAGTCAGGAGACAAGAGTATTGGAACGTACCGAAAAGGTACTGAGTCAATCATCTTCGAGAATGAAAAAGAAGTACGGCTCTTCTACTGGGATATCAGTACACTTAAATTACTGACCATTTATTCCGAATACAACGGATTGGAATGCTACAAATATGACGAACCTATCGATTACGCAAATACGTACTCAATCGACATATTAGAAATCATTGAAGCATTGAAAGCCTAACCATAATCCTTAATCACTAAGCTATGCTGAACGTCCACACAATCACTATTCAAGACGGAAATTATTACTCACTTAAAACTCTTGAGTATATGTATCCACAGTCAAGAATTAAGCTAGAATACAAGATTGGTGGAGGTTCAAGAGTAGAACACTACATCTACGTTTGGTATAATGACGAAGGGATGCGAGTATACAAGTCCAAGAATGACTTGGCAAAGCCAGTAATTGAATTTTTAAATCGAACCTATAGAATACAGAAAGCATGAGTATCTACACAAAAACAAAACGAAATGAAAAAGACTACATTCAAATTTGAAACAACGGACAACAATGGAAAGGTACGTGAACACGTACTGAACGAAAGGTACGGTCTGAAACGACCACAATGCACAAGCGAATGGGCTTTGCTAAAAGGAATGCTTGACGGTCAAATTGATATAGACCACGAACTAAAGGTAACATCAATAACTTGGGATAATAACAAATGAGAACATTAGAAAGGCATTCAGATACAATCTACGCAGTACTTACGGTAGTATTAATAGCCATAGTAACACTTAACATTAAACTTTAACGAATATGAATTACGAAATAGATATTAAGACCAGGAGAGGTAGCTACAAGACGTACAAGATTACCTTCAACGGGGATGCGCACTACAATAATTGGTGCAATCTAATGGAGCAAAAGTATGGACACAAGATAATAGGAGAGAGAGAAATTAAGTAATTGTCATTTGGATGACATTTTAATAGGACAGGAACACAGACATTTGAATAAACAACTAAAACAAAAACAAAATGATTTACGAAACAATTGAAAACGGACGTAGCTTCTCAGGAGAGGTGTACAATTCAGAAGCACCAAGTGCTATAGTATTGGAGGGTTTAGAGTGCGAAGCTATTAGCTTCAGCAAGGTAAGAAAGGAGTTGAATAAGGAGTTCAAGTTCTGTAGCCACAAGGTATTGGTCGAGTACCTAAGTAATTTAAATAACGAATATTAAAAGTCAGGAACAATGAAAAAGTCAGAGAGAATTACAAGGGTAAGGTTTAGTGGACACGGACACTATAAGGTAACCATTAGTTACTACGGTAAAGATTACACTGCAACTATTAACGATATGACGTTGATAGACAATTACCAAGATGGCATTAACCAAGACGCTCTTTACGATGCGGTAAAACTAAAAGCGATATGAAAAAGTATAACGAATATCAATTCCTAATCTTCAGTCAGATATTCTACCTTCTACTTAGCGAGGTAGAGCAGAGGGTAGGAGACTTGAAACTTGAATACGACCTAAGCTATCCAGTACTGGTGGAGACACTAAAAGACTACTTAGTCTCCGATTATAACAACACTGAGTGTAGTGAATACGACTGTATGGCTACATATCTAAAAGAAAACATAAACACAATAGCAGAACAATTATGAGAACATTTGAAGACAAAATTATCAGACAGAAAATTACTTCCCGTGGAGGTGGCGTAGAGATTGACCTACAGGAGTTCGGACACAACGGTCAGATGACTGCATACCAAAACTACTTAGGCGGTGGAATGCTCGGAGGTATAGCGAGTGATTGCAACATCGATAATTGGAAGGAGGACGATGACCTTGTGGAGATTGCATACGAACTACGGAAGTATTTCCACGGTGTAACTAATCCTGATGATAGTGTTGAAGGAACGTCCTTCGAGCAGAACCAAAAACTACCTATTAGTGCTTATTAACGTATTTGTCAGGTAGATGACATTTTAGTGTCAGGAACACAACTACTTTAGCTAACGAATTAAAACAACAAACAATAACAACTAAAAACAAAACAATGCAAACGACAGAACTAATTTCAGAACGCAAGACAGAATTGAAGCACAAGGGTAAGACCGTTTACGAGGTGGTACGAAAGTACTGCAAGAACGGATGGCTTCACAAGGTAGCCACCATTACAGATCTATGTACTGTATATGATAAGGAAGGAGTAAGGTGCTACCGTAAAGTTTACTTTTAATAGTCAGGAACATTAACAACAAAAACAAGAAATAATGGAAGATACAAACAGTTTGATTGCAGAATTTATGGGGTATGAAAGTTACGAGTACAGGGGTTACAGAATGTTTGTTTTTGAGGAGAATAACCATCGTACTCATGTAGACCTACACTACCACAAATCATGGGATTGGCTGATGCCTGTGATAGATAGAATAAAAGAGATACGCAACTTACCTGATGACCATGACGAATCATTCTCATGGGTATGTAAGACAAGCATCATTGAATCAGAGTATAATGCAGTAGTAGAATTTATTAAGCAACAAAACAAAAACAAGAAATAATGGAAGATACAAACAGATTGATTGCAGAATTTATGGGGTATAAAGTAATGAAAGAAAATGACTTTCTAAACTACAATTACCCAAAAAACACTAACCTAGACAACATAATGATTGATGTTGCTATGACGTACCACAAATCTTGGGATTGGCTGATGCCAGTAGTTGAGAAAATTGAAGGTTTAGCAATAGAAAAATACAATCCAATAAAAGTGGAAATCAACGGAACATCGACCTACATAAAAAAAGCTAGTGAACCTAGATTCAACATATCTAGAGCGTACTCAGTAAAGAGCAGAATACAGGCTACCCACAAAGCAGTAGTTGAGTTTATTAAATGGTATAACGAAAACAAGTAGAAAACATGGAAATAGATTTAGTATCAGGCAACGTCTACGGGATGGTAGACAATGGAGTTTTAATCTTCTGCGCCTTCATCGGCTTTGAGATTGACGTAGTAATTGCCAAGTGGTTCAATAGAGCCACCAACCCTTTCCTCTCAGCAGTAATAGGTGCGGCAATAGGCAACTGCATAAGCGACTTCTTAGGGGCAATAGTTGACCCAAGTACCAGGTCGATGGCAGTAGGAATAACATTAGGGTGTGTGTATGCGCTTGTGTTGATTCCATTATTCAACTTAGCATTCAAAAACAAATAAAAATAAACTAAAACAAATAGAAAGCATGACAAAACAAGAAAGAGTATTTGAAACACTACAGTCAACGGGAACTAATTGGACTGTATCTAAAGAACCACTAATCGCCACTAAGGTGACGGACGATGGAATCATTGAACTACCTACCGAAACATTCGGACTATTTAGGTCAGACAATAATGGTTGGCTTGGGTCTGTCGGTAACCGATACGAGGCGATGCAGAACTTTGAGTTGGCAGACACGATGGTCGGCATACAAGATATGTTTGGCGGTGACCTCAGAGGTGGCGAGATGCGAGATGGTAAAAAGATATACTACCAGTTATCTCTAAAAGATGAACACGTTGGCTCTGACACGCTGAAGAGACACATCACTTGCCTTAACTCTCACGATGGTACATCTTCGATAGGCTTCGGTAGTACCAACACGGTTATCAGTTGCTCTAACACTTTCCACAAGGCGATGAAAGACCTTAGTAAGTTCAGACATACATTGACTGCAAGTGATCGCTTGGCAATAGCGGTAGCCGAGTTTAAGAAAGCAATGGATGAGGACTCCAATCTTATGGAAACATTCAAACGCTTTAATGATGTGGTAATTGATAGGACAATACTTGAGCGTGTAATGGCTAATGTGTTTAATGTTGACATGAACACTAAGGAATCTCAGGTCGGTACACGTAAGAAGAATCAGGTATCAGACTTTGAGAAGGCGTTAGAGCGTGAGACTTCCGAGAAGGGCGGCACACTATGGGGGCTGTTCAATGCGGTAACCTACTACACTAACCACATGGAGAAGTCAGATGACCACCACCTAATGTTTGGTGGAGGATACAAGAAGAACCTTACTGCCTTTAACATCATAGAGAAGTACGAGAGTGATAAGAGGGTATTAGTACACGCTTAATTACTATATGGGGAGAAGCATCCTACACTTCATTTTTATATGTCAGGAACAATAACAACTAAAAACAAATAGAAAGCATGAAAGACTTAACAACGCAAGAATTAAAGGACGAACTAACAAGCAGAGGGTACTATACTGAAAACCTGTGGCACATTGACGATGTGAAAGGTAGGTTTGAAGCTACAAACGATCAGGCTCAAGATGTACTTGATGAAGTGTTACAAGGAGAATGGATAATAGGTCAAATATTTGAATCTATAGATGACTGTGCAGATGAATATAAACTAAAGGAAATAAATGAAACCGATTGAGTATATAACACTTGCCCTATACGTGGTAGCGTTCAGGGTAGTAGATAAGATAGAAGAATATAAACAACGAAAAGTAACAGAAAAATGGAACAACTAAAATTGCAAATTGAAACATCGAAAGATAAAGCGGTAACTGAGTTTATCAGTAGACCGTTCAAAGGTAGCCTCATAAAGGTCTACTTAATATCAGAGGCGGAATCAATTAGAAGAAGGAAGTCCGGAATAGAAGGTGGAAGCGATGAATACTGCTTTTGTAAGTGCGTAGGAATTACCGTAGACTACAACAGAGATGAGCCGAGAGAGATTGCATTAGTAAAAAGATTGCACTCAGACTTTACTACATATGATGCAAATTACTTCCTTCAGAAACAAAAAGTAAGATTCTTGACATGAAATACATTAGACTGATAGCAAACATATTAGTAATGGCATTGTGCCTGGCGATAATAATAATAAGATATTCAAGATGAGAAGAGCAACATTTCACCTCACCAAGAAAGGTAGACGAGAGTACGGGATAGCCGAGTTCCTTAGTAAAGAACAATTCCTATCATGGAGTAGCATGATGAAGAGAAGAGGCTACGGTATAGACTTAAAGTGGGCTGATGGATATAGTGGGGTCGATGGGGAGTACTATACTGAAAATGGCGTTAAAGTAAAATGTTCAAAATGCGGATGGGTAGGAACTGAAACAAGACAGTACGTGTATCATCACGGGTGTCCAGATTGCTACAATCCATCCACAGAAACAGAAGAACCACTAATACTAGCAAAGATAAAAGATGAAAAATAAATACATAATATACAGACTAGGTGATGAAGGAAAGTACAATCAGGTTGATTGGGTGATTCATACAGAAGGTGATGACGATGGATTCGAGATAGAGTTGAGGTTGACGATAGAGGGGGTGGCTTTCGATAAAGACATAGAAAGAATGGACAACGAAGGCTTATTCTTCTTTGACGAAATAGATGTGGAGCATATCAAGAAATCTATATACACGGTAATTGAGACTGAGTACGGGGTTACTGGAGACTACGACTACTGGTATATAGTAAGGGAAAAAGCGACTGCAAGTGATATACTAAAGCACTTACAAACAGAAAAGGAAATAAATAACGAATTATATTCAATAAATAGACACATATAAACAATGAGAATAAAAGAACAACAAGAGCAGTACATCAACAACCTTATGACTTGCTGAGATGAATAGATACGTAGCATACTATAGGGTTTCCACCAAGAAACAAGGGGAGTCAGGTCTTGGTCTTGAGGCTCAGGTAAGGATGGTTCAAGGATACGCTAGGAACGGAGACATCATCGAGGAGTTTACCGAGAAGGAGACAGGAACATCGAAGCGTGAACGACCTATACTCGCAGAGGCTATCGAGATATGCAAGGAGACAGGAGCAAAGCTACTGATAGCTAAACTCGACAGACTTGCCCGTGACGTACACTTCATATCGAGCCTGAGTAGGACAGGAGTTGACTTTATTTGTTGCGACAATCCTAACGCTAACAAGCTGACTATCAATCTATTAGCATCTGTAGCTGAAAGTGAAGCTGAAGCTATATCTGCTAGAACTAAGGCTGGTCTTGCTTCAATAAAAGAAAGGATAAGGAAGGATGGTATGTACCTGTCTAGGTCTGGTCGTAACATAACTTCACTAGGAACACCTGAGAACCTGACAGACGAGGGTAGGAGAAAGTCTGGAGAAGTAATAAAACAGAGATTCAAGAACAATCGCAATACTAGGATGGCACGACCATACGCAAGTGAACTGAAGGATAAGGGTCTGGAAC